GCCTTCTGCGCCATCTCCTGGACAAGGCCAGAGACCGCGTCACGCATCTCCTTGTCGGGCACGCGGAGGGTCGTCGCCTGTCCGCGCTTGGCGTTGGAGACCGCCTTGACCACGGCGGAAGCGCCCCAGGCCGTGCGGTGCTTGATCTCGGGGAGGTTCATCGGTCGCGCTCCAGTGCATCCAGCCGGCTCTCGATCTGATCAAGCTGGTCCTCGATCCGGCTGACCGCCTGATCCAAGCGATCGTGGACGTTGTTGAGGCTGTCGATCCGGCTATCGAGTTCGCGGACTTCGTTCTTCAGGTCCTGGAACTCGTCTTCGTCAGGCACGGTCGGCATTAGAAAGACGGCTCCTCGTCTTCGTCAGTGGAGCCATGATCTTCGGCATTGTCAGAGGACTGTGCCGCTTTCTCAGGCAGGGCAGCTTCGTAGAGCCTGCCGTCCTCCTGGCAATACTTCAGGCCCGCTGTGCAGCCCTGAGAGCGCCCTGTGTAGCGATCCTTCAGGGAGCGCACGGTCGTGGTGTGACGGTCTTCCTCGTCCTCGGCTTGGCCGTCACGCTCTAGGCCGAACATGAAGTACGACCAGAAGCCGATGGCGCGACTGCCCTTGAAGTGCCGAACCATGACGCGACCGCCTTCCTCGTGCGGCTTGCCGTCAGGCGTAGCGAGGTGGGAGACGAGATGGACGACGATCTCCAGTTCCTCGGCCAGCATGGCGAGGGACTTCATGATCTTCTCCAGGCTCTCGCGCTCCTCCTCCGTGTCAGCCAAGGCGGTCAGGTGGTCGATGTAGAACAGCTTCACGCCCTCGGACTGCGCGAGGAAGCGGATGCGGGACTTCATGGCGTCCCAATCGGTCGAGCCGAAGTTGTCGTAGAGGAACAGCTTGTCGTGGCTGGCGATCTGATCGACCCAGCTTTCCAGGTCCTCCTGGGACCAGCCGCCATCCGGGACGTGGAACGCCTGCCCAGCAGCCTTGCCGGCGATACGCTTCAGGGTCTCGGTCGGCTTCTGCTCCAGGTAGAAGACCCCGACCTTCTCGCCCAGCGTGTTGATGTCGTAGTCGATCTGCTGGGTCAGGAAGTCGGTCTTACCGACGCCTGTGCCGGCCCCGATGGTGTAGACCTCAGTCTGCCGCCGACCGTAGGTCCACTGCGTGATGAAGTCCCAGGCCCAGGAGTAGCCCCACTCGACGGGCTTCTTCGCCTGCTCGGCGATGTCGGCTGCGCGGATGATCCCGTCAGGGCGGAACTCCTGCGCCTCCCAGATCGCCTGAAGGACCGAACCACCAGCGCCGTTCGTATGGCACTCGTTCGCATCCTTATAAGGCAGTGTCGCGATGAACGCTTTGCCAGGACTGAGGACTTCCGCCGCTTCCTTCGCGGCCTCGCGTCCTTCCTTGTCCTGGTCGAGCATGAAGACGACGGACTGGAACTGCTCCAGCCACTCGGCCTGCTGTTGGCAAGTCTTCTTAGCCGAGCCTGCACCGCTCGGGAGCGAGACGACGGGCCACTTGCCGTCCTGTAGCTGGCTCACTGTGAGGGCATCGACTTCGCCCTCAGTGATCACCAGGATGCGACCACCTGACCACAGGTGCTGGCCGTAGAAGCCGGCACTGCCCAGGTCGCCGATCACTGTGAACTGTTTGTCAGGGAAACGGACCTTCTGAGCGATCACCTCGCCCGTGTTGTCGCAGTAGTTGGCGACCTGACAGGCTTGGTTCTTACGCTCGCCGTAGGGATACTTCGCTGTCTCGTAGCCCCACTTCCGACAGGTCTGCTTAGAGAGCTTCCGGGCAGGAATGTCCTTGAATGTGCCTTCGATGAAGTCGCGCTTGTCGGCCACGGTTCTCCGCTTTTTCTGTGGATTGTTGGGCGTCGAGCCGGCCTTCTCGCGGTAGCCGCAGCCCTGGCTGAAGCAAACGGCACTCCCATCATCGTAGCGGGCGAACGGGTCAGACCCTCCGCATCTGGGACACGTCTCGTGGCCGATGAAGTTAGCCAGAGCCATGCTTGCGTTTCCTCGCTCGATGACAGGTCAAACATCGACGACCTATTCGATTGTCGTCTTTGAACCGCTGCGTGTTGTCAGGGGATCGAGGATGCCCACACGGAAACGTCTCAGGGTCGTGGGGCAGACCGCCTCTGCGGATGTTCTCGCCATGAGAGACCGGCTCCATGTGGTGGGGCCGAACACAGCCTGGAACAGAACATGTGTGATCGAGGACGAAGCCTTTAGGCACAGGTCCGAAGACCTCCTCGTAGGCTGCTCGATGTGCGACCGTCAGCCTCCCGTGCATCCTGATACGGATGTATCCTTGGGGAGACCGTTTGGTCCGGTGAGGCATGAGCCAGCAGCCGGTGTCTGGATCGACCTCGATCTCGCCCCACGGAAACTGAGTTTGGTGCGTTCCGCGTGGACGGGCCATGCGGTGTTACCGCTCGTCGGTGCTGTCGCCGACCAGATCACGCAGCTTGTCCAGCGCCTCCTCGGCCTGCAGCTTCTCGGTCTCGTCTTCGCGGTTCTTCGCGGTCAGGTCTTCGATCTGCTCGCGCCGAGCCTCAGTACGCTGCTCGGCTTCAGTGATGACCTTGGACAGCTTGCGCTGGGCCTTGCGGAAGTCCTTCAGAGCATCGTTGAGACGCATAGTTTGGGTTCCCTTCTCGGTTGTACCGTTGGACAAAAGAAAAGCGCGCCGCAGGGGATCGCCCTACGACGCGCTTCGCTGAGAGGAGGATGCGATTGTCAGGCTTCGGCCAGCGGATAGCCGGCAGGGAAGCCCTTCTCGACGGCCCAGGCTCTCGCATCAAAGCAAGGGCACGCCTTGTTTACATCTGGGAAGTCGTTGTGTCCAGCCACGGCTGCGTTCGGATACATCTTCCGCAGCAGCGCGATGGTCTGCTTCAGCGAGCGTAGCTGGTTGTCCGTGAAGTTGTTGGCTGGCTCGTCATCGCTGTCCACGCCACCCGCCAGTGCGATGCCGAGCGTTCGGTCGTTCCAGTGGCGAACGTGTGCGCCAACGGCGTCAGGGTGACGGCCCCACTCGATCCGGCCACCACGGCGGATCAGGAGATGGTAGCCCATGCCCAGCCATCCACGCTGCCGATGCCATCGGTCCACCTTCTCGGCGGTGACGTGCGCTCCTGGCGCTGTCGCCGTGGCATGGACGACGATGTAGTCTGTGCGATCGCGCTTGGGCGCTTGCTTCTTGAGCATTGTCGAGTTCGTTGTTGTTGGGGCCAAGGCTGCAGCCGGAAGCGCAGCCAGGAACGCCCGCCTATTCATGAAGCCACTCTGCGGGAACGGCCTTCTTCGCCCAGGGGAAGCCGTGCTTCTCGGCCCAGGCGGCGTAGGTCGTCTTGCTGTTCTTGTTGAGCTTGTTGCCGGGAGCCTGGAACACGAGACGGATGTCGAGGCTGGGGTTCGACGCCTTGACCCGCTTCAGCTTGCGCCGGTCAGCGGGCGTGAACCTGCCCTTCGCCTCGACAATGATCCCGTTCGGCAGGGTGAAGTCAGGGAGGTAGGTCTCCACCTTGGCCGGGATCGTGTACGGGACCTTCTGGTCCTCGTAACCGAAGGGCACCGCCCGCTTCTCCAGGTCATCGCCGACCCGAGCTTCGAAACGGGAACGGTAGCCCTTGGTACTCTGGCCGAATTGGTTCTCCCGGCGAGCTTCAGTCTGCCGGTCGGCCACGGCTTAGAAGTTGGCTTCTTCTTCGTTACCGTCGTCGCCGCCGTCGTCAGCTTCTTCCTCGCCGTCAGGGTCTTCCCCGTCGCCTTCGCCGTCGCCGGAAGTCTCGTCAGAGGTTTCCGGCTCCTCGGCTTCCTCGGCCTCGGAACTGTCGAACGCGTCGTCGTCTTCCTCAGCACCGAAGCCGAACGCGGACGGGTTGTCGCCCCCGCCGACCTGGACGTACTTGACGATCTGCGCGCCCTTCAGCCGCAGCTTGCAGAAGACCGACTTCTGGCCGGCGACGTAACTCGGGGCGAGTTCGATGTTCACGCGCCCGATGGTACCGGAGCCAGTGTTCAGGCGCTTCTTGATCGGCTTGCCCTTGGCGTCGAAGACTGCCGGCTGGAGCTTGATGGTCTCGCCATCGTCGCCCGCGATGTAGGCGTTCTGCCGGCACTTCAGAACGAAGCGCCCGGTCTCCTCGCCGTTGTCGTCCACCTCCGGCTCGTAGGGCGGATCGGCCTTCTTGATCTTGGACTTGGACTTCGGGTTCGCCTTCTTCGCGTCGGCGAGTTTCTGGTCCTGGACCTCGTCAATCTTGTCCACGATGTCCTGGACCTGCTCCTTGCTGTCGAAGACCACGTCCACCTTGAACTGCCAGGAGCTACTCTCGTCGTAGCGATCCGGCTTCTGCAGGTTCGGGAACTTGAACTCGCCCTTGGGCGTGGTGAAACGCGGGTTCTTGTTCTTAGCCATGTTCAGACAGTCAGTCCTTCGTAAGTGTTAGGTGAAAAATTGATCGACCATCGCCCCGTAGTCCACGCCGTGGACTTCAACGAGGCGAATGACGACATCGAGCGGAGGGAGTTCACCCTGCTGCAGTAGCAGCTTGGCCTTCTCGTAGTCGGTCATGGCCGATCACCATTCTTGGCTGAGGTAGTCGCGGACGGCCTGGAACTCCGGGCGCATCTTCTGGTCGTGGTCGCGCATGAGGTTCTCGGCTGCGCTGAACACGTCCTGCGGACGCGACCCGAAGCGCCGGCACAGCAGGATGAAGGCGCACGCCAGCGCCGCCATCTGCTCGCCCTGCAGTTCGTCCTGGACTGCGTTGATGGTGCCGAACGTCGCCTGGGAAGTGCGCTGACGGTCGGCGTTGTTGATCTCGTCGCGGAGCTTGGTGTTCATGGTTTCCTAGTGTGATCCCTGCATCGCCTGGACGGTCGCGGAAGGGCCTTCAAACGGGCAGTCACGCCGCTTCACTGACGATCCTGGGCCACCGCACTCGTGGTCTGCGTAGCGGCCACAGGCGCACGCTGTGTTGGTCTGTGCGCCTACGTCAGGACGGAAGGCAGGATTGGCGTCGGGGTTCGTCAGAACGTCGAAGCTATGGGAGCGGCCACGCTGGACGAGGATGTCGCCCTGCTTCGGCGGGCCATCGAGACCATCGACCTCGTACTCGCCGTCCCAATCAATCGGGACGTGGAGGTCGTAGCGATGCTCCAGTTCCATCTGGATGGAGCGGAGCGCCTTCTTCAGGTCCTGCGCTCCGTTCTTCGCGTCGTGCCGGCAGATGTACTTGATCGCGTTGCCGGCGTTCAGCGAAAGCTCGTTCTTAACGCTGAAGGTGATCGGCTCGATAGCGAACCGGGCGTAGTGGCTAGGCTGGTGAACCTGTTCCACGATGCCTCCTAGTTCTTGAAGCCGCCGACGAGGTCGGTTCGCCCGATGGCCTTCAGGTGCTGACGGTACGCCTCCACGACGCGCCGACGCCCCTCGCGCTTGCCTTCGGCGGGGTACTGCGAGAAGTCCACAGCCACGCCGTCAGCGACGACCGTGTTCTCAGCAGCGTTCTTGCGGATCGTGACCTGCATCAGCGGGCCTCCGTGTTGTTTCTGGGGAGTGATGGAAAGGTCTTACGCAGGCCGGAATGTCCGACCCGCGTAAGTGTTGGCATCCTATGATGGAAAGGTCTTCAAAACCCGCAGCACACGGCGGACTTGGAGACCGCCTTATGCGGCCTCCAGAAGCTCCGGCATGTGCTGGTCGAGGAACGCCGTAGGGAAACGGCGGCTGCCAAGCTCGCCGTCCTCGCGCTCCTCGCGCGGCGGGCGCTCGCCGTGCTGCTCCTTGTACGCCTTCGACAGCTTCATACCGAACTGCGCCAAGGTACGCTTCGGGAAGACCCGACGCTGATGCGAGAGGTAGTCACGCACAGTCATGAAGTCAGGCTTGCCCGTGCGGTTGATAGTCTCGATGTGCTGGTCCTTCTCCTCGATCTTCTTGTAGGCAACCTGGACCGCGCGCGCCAGGAACTGCTCGTCGTCCATCTCACCAGAGCGAAGCTGCTCCTCGCCCTTGATGTATCCGCCGTCCTTGCGGATCGCCGGGAGGACCTCGCGCGTCACCCAATTCTGGAACTCGCGCGCCTCCGGCTTGTTGGAGCGCATCACCAGCTTGTAGAGGCCGCTCTCGCTGACGACGGTCTTGTTGGGGTTCCCGCGCTGATTACCCGGAATGTGAGTACGTGTTTTCTCGTCGTCCAGCAGGCTTTTCGTGTGCTGATGGACGCCGTTGCGCTGCGGCAGCCCCAGGCAGCGGCACACGTCAGCCGCCACGAACCACGGCTCGCCCTCGCTGCCCTCGATCACGCGCACGGTGTTGTCGGCGAAGTTGAAGATGGTCGGTGCGGTCATCGCTTCCTCCTTAGCTGTTCTGGTGTCCTATGATGGAAAGGTCTATTACGCAGGACATTTAGTCCGACCCGCGTAAGGGTTAGTTGAAGAAGTACCAGCTTTCGAGAACCTGCTCGATGTCCAGGTTGCCCTTCTCCGGCAGGGCCGGCAGCTTCTCCTGGCTCTTGCTGGACATCTGCTCGCGGACCTCGTCGCGGAAGTCGGCCAGCAGGTCCTCCTGGTACATCTGCACGAACTCCTTCCGAAGCTCCCAGGCCAGGATCGAGGCGTTCGCGGCGTGGCAGGCGAAGCTGTCATGGACGAGCTTGAAGTCCTTCACGCCACGCTCGCGGCAGGCCAGGACGGTCTTCATGAGATGGGCTGCGTCCAGGCTGTGGACGAAGTTCGGGGCGATCCCGTTCTGCTGCTTGGCCGCGTTGATGGTGTCGGTCTCCTCGCGCAGCGTCAGCTTGATGTACCGGCCCT